TGCAGTTGTCTGCAAGTGATAGACGTTCTATCATCGAAGACTTGTTGGATATTCAAATCTTCTCACGCATGAACAGTGTTCTTAAAGACAAATTCTTATTGCTAAAAGAGAAACACTCTCAAACAAAGTATGCAGTTGATTTGAAAAGCGAAAAGATTCAATATCAAATTCAGTTTATTGATTCTCTGAAAAAGAGCAATCAAGCACAAATCACATCTAAGCAACAAGACATTGCAAACACACAATATCTAGTTACTGAAAGCGAAACTAAGTGTGCAACGATCCAGCAAAATTTGTCAGATTTGTGTATACAGATTTCAGACAAAGATAAAGTTGATGGTAAGATAACAAAGTTCTCTGGCATCAAATTGAATCTGAACAAGACTCTTAAGAAAGTCAATACTGACATTTCATTCTATCACGATAACAATGATTGTCCAACGTGTAAGCAAACGATTGATGATGAGTACAAAGCGCACATTCTCGAAGAGAGAAATAAAAAAATCGGTGAAGTAAATGATGCATTGAAAAAGGTCGATGAAGAACTCAATGTGCTGAATACACGATATGAGGGCATTCAAGTTTTTGTTGAGGAAATTCAAGCACAGAATTCTCAGTTGACGTTTGAACAAAGCGAAATCAAAGCTAATCTCAGATACATTGAAAGCGTTAAGAAAGAAATTGAAAGACTGTCTCTAGTCAAAGATGATTTGCAGACTGAAGAAAACAAACTGGCAACATTGCACCAGGAACTTGCTGAGTTAGAATCTGAAATCAAAGACCTTTCAGAAGAACGTCTGTATTACGAAGTTGCGATATCATTGTTGAAAGACACAGGCATCAAAACAAAAATCATTCGCCAATACATACCAGTAATCAACAAACTGGTCAACAAGTATCTTGCTTCATTAGAGTTTTTTGTGAACTTCAATTTGGATGAATCATTCAAAGAAACAATCAAGTCTCGCCATCGTGATGACTTTACGTATGCATCATTCAGTGAAGGTGAAAAGCAACGTATTGATATGGCATTGATGCTGACATGGCGTGCTGTTGCTAAATTGAAGAACAGCGCCAGCACAAACATTCTGATTCTTGATGAGATTTTTGATTCGTCATTAGATACAAACGGAACAGAAGACTTAATGAAAATCCTAAATATGCTTGAAGGGTCTAACCTGTTTGTCATATCACACAAAGGTGATATCCTACAAGACAAGTTTGCTAACGTGATTAGATTTGAGAAAGTAAATAATTTTTCAAGGATTGCAAAATGAAAATACTTAGCGAATATTATGGAAAAGATATAGACAGAGAAGCGCATCTGTACTTAGATGAAAACTACTTTAAGGTACGAGTGCGAAACGAAACTGGGTCTTGGTTTGTTGCGTTCTTTAAAACGCAAGATGAAGCAGAAAATTATGCAGAAAATTATGTGTTAGGAGAAACACATGAATAATTTTTCGGGTAATGTGAATACAATTAATTGACAAACATAAGGAGAAAACTGTATGAGTACCGAAGAAGATAAAGTTAAACACTCTCGCAGACTTCTGCAAAAAGAAAGTCATATTAAGCGACAAGTGAAAATTGCAAAAGCGCATAATATACCAGTAGACGAACCACACACATTAGCAAAACACTCAGCACTTACTTGCGGAGATTCTAATTGTGTGATGTGTGGAAATCCTAGAAAGTTTTTTAAAGAACCAACAATTCAAGAAAAACGATTTGACCAAAAAGAACTTAGAGAGACATAATTAATATGAAATGTGAATATAAAATAATTGATAATCTTCTTTCAGAATCTTTAGCTAACAATATTAAAGAAAATTTAATAGAGAATAAATTAGGGTTTACTTTGTTTCCTTGGTATTATTTTGATTCCGTAGTTTCACAAGAAAATGACAATTTATATAATTGGCAATTTGTCCATATGTTATATCTGAATGGTTCCCAAACAAGTCAATATTTGCAACTTTTTCAACCCATCATTGATTATTTAAATCCAGAAGCCATTATTAAAATTAAAGCAAATTTAAATCCTAGAACTGAAGTTAGACATACATTTGATTATCATACTGATTTTAATAGTAAATCTAGCGATAGAAAAACTGCAATATATTATGTAAACTCTAATGATGGTGTGACTATTTTAGGAGACGGTACTGAAATTGAATCTGTTGCAAATAGACTTGTTATTTTTGACCAAAAAATTCTCCATACAGGAACAACATGCACAGATCAAAAAGTTAGATGCGTAATTAACTTTAATTACATAGAACACCGTGATGATTAAAGAGAAATATCTCGGTGCATACATGAAGACTGCAAGAGTCTTTGCTGAATTGAGTACTGCTAAACGCAAACAAGTTGGTGCTGTTATCGTTAAAGATAATCGCATCATCTCAATCGGGTACAATGGTATGCCAAGTGGATGGGATAACAATTGTGAACAAGTTGTTGGACATACCCACGAAGGTCCTGTACTCAAGACAAAAACTGAAGTTCTCCATGCAGAGTCTAACGCAATAGCAAAACTCGCTAAGTCTACCGAAAGTGGTGATGGTGCAAGTATGTTCATCACTTGCTCTCCATGCATAGAGTGTGCTAAAATGATATTTCAAAGCGGCATTAAAGAAGTATTCTATGGCGAAGATTATCGTGATGATGGCGGTATCGTTTTCCTAAATAAATGTGGTATAACTGTAAAACAAATATGAGTGTAAACAAATGACAAAAACACAAATTGAAGAATCATCTCAGTATCAGAATTTGATTGGTGAGAAAAAGACTATCGATAAGCCTGTTTCCCTTTTAGATCACATGAATCTAGATGAAGAAGAGAAAGAGAAGTATTCTGACCAAGGTGAGAAAGAATGGAAAAAACTTTGGAAAGGTATGCCCGAGTTTGAGCAAGAAGACAATCCCACATACAAAACAATCTATGTGCATTTTCGAACTGAAGCGGACTACAAAGAATTTGCAAAGCTAGTTAATCAGAATCTGTCAAACAAGACAAAGAGCATCTGGCATCCAGCACTTGATAGAACACAAAACTCTCTTCTTAGATGGATTGTCGATGATGCAGAATGATTTTTTGACAGAGAAGCCACTGATTCTCTTTGATAAGTTTCTAAATGATTATGGAAATATTTTCAACATCGACAATGGTGAAGCAAAGAGAATGTTGCGAGATGATTCTCTTTTTCAGAGACTGACTTCTGAGTGGTATGAAAATTTAGATCAGAACAATTTAGATGATGCATTTAAAGTGTATGATGATGATTACTATTTTGTAGACATTTTCAATTGCTACAGAACATACAGTAGAAGTTACATCAAGCGATTGTTGAAACCATCAATGGAGAATGGTGAATCTGTTTATGATTTACTTAAAACTTCTGCATCATTTGTTGACATTGGCTGTGGAATCAGTTATAGTACATGTGCGCTGAAGACTCTTTTGCCCAACGCAAAGGCATATGGTATCAATTTGAAAAACACTAAACAATGGAAACTATGTGAAGTCATGGCAAAAAGACACGATTTTAATCTGATTGAAAGTGTGCATGAGATAGGTCATAACGTAGATTTTGTTTTTGCATCTGAATACTTTGAACACATTCAAAATCCAACAGAACATGTAAAAGAAATCATTGATGCGATTTCGCCTAAGTATTTTATTATCGCAAACGCATTCAACACACATTCGATTGGTCACTTCAAGACATACGAATATGAAAATGAAATTGTAGATCAATCAAAAATTTCTGCCAAATTCAATTCATTCTTAGTAAAGAGTGGATACGAAAAAGTGTTATGCAAAATGTGGAACAACAAACCAACAATATGGAGTAGAGTGAATGCATAATCCAGAACATCCAGTGTACATCATATCAAAGGGTCGTGCAGACTCAATGATTACTTCAAAGTCGCTTTCAAGAATGAAAGTGCCACACTACATCATCATTGAACCTCAAGATGAAATGCTGTATGAAAAAGCATTAGACACATTCAATATTAGACCATGGGTTACATTGATTGTTGCGCCATTTTCAAATCATGGCGATGGTCCTGGTCGTGCAAGAAACTATGCATGGGATCATTCGATTTCTATCGGTGCAGAAAAACATTGGGTGATGGACGATAACATTTCAGACTTTTATCGACTACATAATAACCAACGAATTCGTGTCGAATCTGGTGTATTGTTCTATGTGTGTGAACAGTTTATTGATAGATTTGAAAACGTTCCTGTGTCTGGTTTGCAATATCGATTCTTCATTGCACCAAATCAGAAGTATCCACCATTTGTGAAAAACACTCGAATCTATTCGTGTCTTTTGATTGACAATGCTTGCAAACATCGTTGGCGTGGTCGTTACAATGAAGACACAATTCTAAGTCTTGACGTTCTTAAAGATGGTGATTGTACAATTCAATTCAATGTATTCATGCAAGGTAAAGCCGCAACTCAAACTGTCAAGGGTGGCAATACTACAGAATTTTATCATGCTGAAGTTGGCTTTGATGATGAAACTGGTGAAGCAATTAAAGCAGATAAGTTGGTTGATGCAAAAGGCAAAAAATACAATGAGTCTGGCACAATTGCAAAATCACAAATGCTTGCTGACGTTCACTCAGATGTTTCTAGCGTTGTTTGGAGATATGATCGTTGGCACCATTACGTTGACTACTCTCAATTCAAAGGCAATCAGTTGAGATTGAAACCAAACATAGTCGTACCAAACGGAACTAACAATTATGGAATGAGACTTGTCACAAATTGGCAGGGTTAAATTATGAAATTAGATTTTTGTGCAGTGTGTGGATCAAAAGACGATCTACACTTACATCATGTAGACCCAATAATTCACACTGGCGAAAACCGAAAATCGCTTAAGTATGATAATACCAAGCCAATTAAAGATTGCACACCTAAAGAAATTTTTAATTCTTTGTTTGATAGGGGCTTTATTAGTGAACATGCAACACTAACTTTATGTTCATGGCATCATAGAATTATGCATGGCGTAGTTACTTTTCAAAAAATTAATAGTAGTGAATTAATTAAAGATGGCATTGAAAGGGCTAGAGCAGAAGGAACAAAATTAGGAAGACCAAGTACTCTGAATGGTGAAGATGGAGAAAATATACGCAAACAAGTTATGAAAATGAGAGAGGACGGAAGTTCTATTAGAAAAATTTGCAAAACTCTTAAAATTGGAGTTGCTACTTACTATGATGTGATGGATGCGGTGTATGAAGAACCCAAACGAATAGAAAAAGCAAGACAACTTTTAGCTGAATTTGATAATAAAAAATTGTCAAGCGCAAGCCTCACCAGCAAACCTAGAATAAAGTATCAAGATTTTATCAATCAGTCTGCTAATTTAACAAAATTTTTTATTTAGACCCTGTAAGTGATTGATATATAAGGGGTTTTTCTTGCACTTTTAACAAAAACCCCTTTATTTCACACAAATGTGTTGTTTTGACGCTACACTACATCAAATAATCGTTGACATTCATTCCCACTGTGCTATACTGTATACATACATTGAGATTACATAGGAATTTATGTCATACATTGAACATCCTGCCGCATACGAAGCCGCTACCAAGCGCAACATCATAAACAATGCTACGAAAACTTTCTACAGGACGTATCCCGATGCTGGCGATATCGTCCAATTCCTTGTTGCCAATTCTGAGAGAAATTCTTTCTACTCAAATCTTCTTGGTGCATTGAACACCTATGGTAAGTTGACAGAAAAACAAGTCCTTGCTGTACGCAAATCAATTACCACTCAAGCTGAACGTAAAGCACAATGGATTGCACAAGCGGCAGAGAAAAACACAACCCGTACATTCATTGGCACCGAAAAGAAAAAGATTACTGTCACTCTGACAGTTAAAAAAGCAATTGTCGTTGATCGTCCTAAATTTTACTGGGCTGATTCTGGCAGAAGTCTTCTCCGTATCTGTGAAGATACCGATGGCAATGTGCTTGTATTCAGCGGCAATGCAGATTTCCCTGCCGAAGGTGAAACTGCAACAATTACCGCTACTGTAAAAATGCACCGCTACTATAAACAAAACGATATTGAAGTGCCACAGACAGTTATCATCCGTCCCAAGACTGTTGCCATTGTACAACAGCCCGTTGCAGAAACCGCTTGACATTTTAATCCACCTGAGTTAAGATACATACATGCTTAAAACACAAATTTCAAAATCCACTCTAGCAAAGTTACTTGCTACAGAGAATATTTCGGTAGAGTATCGCAAGGTGCAAACTGCATCATTCGATATCGTGAATCGCCGTCTTACTCTTCCCATTATGAATGACACCACACCTGAAATGACAGACCTTTTGGTCGGGCATGAAGTGGGTCACGCATTAGACACACCACAATCATACGTTGAATCAGCCAAATCTGGCGGTTCTGCATTCTCTACATTTTTAAATGTTGTTGAAGATGCACGGGTTGAACGTAGAATGAAAGACAGATATCCTGGTTTGCGTAAACCAATGGCTATTGCTTATCGTCAATTTACTGAACGTGATTTCTTTGGCATCAAAGGTCAAGATGTAAATGAACTTATGTTGATTGATAGAATCAATTTACATTTTAAACTTGGTGCTATTGCAGGCATTAAATTCAATGCCGAAGAAATGTTGTTTGTCAACGAAGTTGAAAAAGCAGATTCGTTTGAGCAAGTGAAAGATATCACCGAACGTTTGTATGCGTTTTGCAAAGCAGAGTTGGACCAAAAACGCCAAGAAGCTAAAGAAGAATTCGAAAAACGCAAAGAGAATGGCGAATTCGATAATGAAGATTTTGGTGATGATATTTTCGGCGGTGATGACGCTGAAGACTATGAAGACAAAAATCCAAATGACTTTGATTCTGAATTCGATGGCGATGATGATGATTTCGAATCTGAAGATCAATTTAACAATGGATATTCTAACGAACCCACCCTTGAAAGCACCATGCCCAATGAGTTGAAGATATATGGTGATGAAGTTAAATCTGTAACGGATGAAAAATTTCAACAAGCATTGAAAGGTCTTGCAGAGACAAAAGAAATTAATGTTGGTAAGATTGTCAGCCAAAAGAAAATTGATACAAAGAATTATATTATTTCATTCAAAGAGTTGAAATTCTTTGATGAGTCATTCTTTGACAATGAAGAACTTGAACCACATGAGCGTTATGATTCCACTTTGCTAATGAAATTCGAATCAAAGAATAAGAATGCTATTGCATATCTTGTAAAAGAATTCGAAATGAAAAAGAAAGCGGCCGAGTTGCGCCGTGTGACAGTCTCTGACACTGGTACACTTGACACTAACAAGTTGCACACTTACAAATTCAATGACGATATCTTCCGTAAGATTGGTGCAGTTGCACAAGGTAAGAATCACGGCATTGTAATGTTCATTGACTGGTCTGGTTCTATGGTAGACAATATGTCTGGCACAATCGAACAGTTGATTACAATGTCAACGTTCTGCCGCAAAGTGAATATTCCTTTTGATGTTTATGCTTTCAGTACCGAGTATCGAAAGAGTTTGATAAACAGACCAAACCAATCTATTGTAGATGTAGAACCGAATCAATTAGACATTGACTATTTTTCTTTGATGAACATTTTGTCTAGCAGTATGAAAAACCAAACGTATCGCAAATTTGCAAATGATTTGTTGAACGTTGCCGATGCATACAAGCCATATTCTCAGTATCGTAGAAATTACAAATCAAGTTATATCAAAGAAGGTATGGGTCTTGGTGGCACTCCGTTGAATGCAACAATTCAAGTCGCATCCAATGTTGTCAATGATTTCCGTAAACGTACTCGGTCTGAAATTGTGAATGTTATCTTTTTGACAGACGGAGAAGACAGTAGCACAATGTGGACTACATCCGCCGATCACCGCGGTACTAGAATCGGACCTTCTGACTTCCGTTCAGTATCTTACATTGAAGACAAAGATTCCGCAAAAACTTATCGTGTAAGTGACAAAGGTGTGACGCCAACGTTATTGCAAATTCTAAAAGATCGTACTGGTTGCAATTTAATTGGATTCTACATTCTGCCAAAAAGCAAACGTTACTTTCAAAATGCAATGACACGGTTCAACATGATAATGACTGATGATGGATACAAACAATTCCGTAACGAAAAGTTTTTCTCTGTCAACGGATATGGATACTCTGAGTATTTCCTGATTCCTGGTGGTGAAGATTTGTCTACCGAAGACGATTCGCTATCAGACATTCTCGGTGAAGTTAAAGATGTTTCCTCACGTAAGTTGAAAGGTGCATTCTTAAAGATGAACCAGAACCGTTTGACAAACCGAGTTCTTCTCTCTAAAGTAATCAAAGAAATTGCTTGATGTTGCACAAAAACAACATTCAAAAACAACCGCTTGACTTGCCATGAACAGTCTGTTATACTACTAGTATTGAAATTGATTTTTACCTGAAAGAAACTTTATATTATGACTACAAAAGCTGAAAAGATTTTATTCGTCACCGAAGCCGCAAAACGTTTTGGTGAAGTTGTAACACACCAGCAACTAGTATCACTCTGTGATGAAACTGGCATGAAACGCCAAGTTTGGTTAGAGGGTAAACAGTACCGAGTTGCCCGTGGCAAGTATCAATTGCCTCTTCAAGAATTTAACATCGACATGGCTGGTCTTGCATTAGTCAAATCACAACCTATGCAAATATCTGAACCAACTGTATCGCCTGTTACAAAAGCTGTTGCAAAAATTTCCTCTGTCGCACGTATGCAAGAGGGTGCAATTATTCCTAAAGTGAATTCATTGTACGTGCCTTTTGGTTTCTTTGATAACATGAAACGCATTGTTGCATCAAAGAAATTTTATCCTGTATTCGTTTCTGGTCTTTCTGGCAACGGCAAGACTTTCATGGTCGAACAGGCATGTGCCCAATTGAAAGTTGAATGTCTCCGTGTGAATATTTCACCAGAGACTGATGAAGACGATTTGATTGGTGGTTTCCGCTTGATTGATGGCGAAACAAAATGGTTTGACGGTCCAGTTGTTCAAGCAATGAAGTCTGGTGCTGTTTTGATTCTCGATGAAATTGATCGTGGTTCAAATAAACTAATGTGTCTGCAAGGTGTGCTTGAAGGCAAAGGCTTGTTTGTTAAGAAGACTGGTGAGTTTGTTGAGCCTGTGCAAGGCTTCAACGTTATCGCTACTGCAAACACTAAAGGCAAAGGCGATGAAACTGGTCGCTACATGGCCGCCACGATTCTTGATGATGCGTTCCTTGAACGTTTCCCAATTACAGTTGAGCAAGAGTATCCAGACACTAAAATCGAAACCAAGATTTTGACTAAATTGTTTGCCAGTCTTGGTATCACCGACAAAGCATTCGCAGAAAATCTTGTGAAGTGGGCTGATATCATCCGTAAAACCTTTGAAGAAGGTGCTATCGATGAATTGATTTCTACTCGCCGTTTGTCTCACATTGCTGAAGCATACACCATCTTCAATGATAAGATGGAAGCAATCAAGTACTGTATCAATCGTTTCGATGGTGAAACAAAGACTGCATTCCTTGACTTGTACAGCAAGATTGATGCTGGTATCGATCCTACTGCCGAAGTGAAAACTGAAACAGTATCAGACGAAGTGCCTTTCTAAATCTCCTGGCAGAAATGCCTTTGAGGCTACGTAAAGTAGCCTCTTTTTTTATATATAAATAGACAGACCGATTAACATTATGGAGAGACTATGCAATTTGAACTTGATATTCAAAAACTAAGAAAGAAAAAACTTTTTGTTGCGACACCGATGTATGGTGGACAATGCCACGGTGCTTATACAAAAGCAATCACCGACCTCATGATTCTCTGTACCAAATATGGTATTGAGGCTAAACTATTCTTCATCTTCAATGAATCACTAGTACAACGTGCTAGAAATTATCTAACAGACGAATTCGTTCGTAGTGGTTATGACCATATGATTTTCATTGACAGTGATATTCACTTTGAACCACAAGACGTTTTGGTGATGATGCACTTTGCGGCAACCCGTGATGACATGGATGTTGTTTGCGGACCATATCCAAAGAAAGCAATTTCTTGGGAGAAGATTAAAGTTGCAGTTGACAAGGGTTATGCAGATAAGAATCCAAATCAACTCGAAGAGTTTGTTGGTGACTACGTTTTCAATCCAGCAGATGGCGTTACACAATTTCGTGTTGACGAACCCATCGAAGTGAAAGAAAGCGGTACAGGCTTTATGTTGATTACCCGTGAAGCACTTCAGAAATACGACAAAGCATTTCCAGGACAAAGCTACAAACCAGATCATGTGCGTACAGCAAACTTTGATGGTAGCAGAGAAATCATGGCATACTTTGATTGTGTAATCTGCCCAAACACAAAGCGTTATCTGTCAGAAGATTATATGTTCTGCCAATGGATGCGTAAAGCTGGTGGTAAAGTATGGCTACTTCCATGGATGCGTTTGAAACATGCAGGCAGTTATATCTTCGGTGGTTCTTTGCAAGCACTTGCGGCAATCAATGCTTCACCCACTGCTGGTGATGATGTTATGAAACGAAATGTATCTGCGAATTTGAAATGATTGACTATCGATATAATGAAGATAAGACTTTAGCGGAACTGAAGTCTTATATTGATACAACATACGGGCAACATTATTCCCGTGATAAGTTCCAAGCAACAGAATTCATCATCGATGGTGGACATGGTGAAGGATTCTGTATTGGTAACGTGCTGAAATATGCACAAAGGTATGGCAAGAAAGATGGAAGAAATCGTAAAGACTTGCTAAAAATTTTACACTATGCTATAATCATGCTACACGTACATGACTTGAATGAAGGAAATCAAAATGAAATTAAGTGAATCAACAATTAACGTTCTAAAAAACTTTGCTACCATTAATGCTGGTATGCAATTCAAAGAAGGCTCTGTAGTGCGAACGATCAACAAAGGTCAAAACGTACTCGGCAAAGCAACTATCAAAGAATCATTCGAAAAAGATTTTGTCATTTATGACTTGAATCGATTCTTGTCTCTCTATAGTTCTTTGAATGATCCTGAGATTGTTGTCAATGCAGACAGCAACAACATCACAATTAAGTCTGGAACATCTAAGACAACATATGGTCTTGCAGATGAATCCATGATTGTTGCACCGCCAGCAAAAGAGTTGAAGATTGAAAATGCCGAAGTGAATTTTCGATTGACAAAAGAAGATATGAGCCAAGTATTGAAGTTGTCTGGTATTCTTGGCTTGCCTAACATTGCAGTTATCGGTGATGGTACTTCAATCTCTATCTCTGCACTTGATGTTAAGAATGCAGACTCTGATGACTTCTCAATTAAAGTCGGTGAGACTTCAGCAAACTTCAAATTGATTTTTGTCACAGAAAATCTGAAGATGGTTCCTGGCACCTATGATGTTGCAATTTCATCTAAAGGTATCTCGCACTTCAAACATGCGACTGATGCAATTGAATATTGGATTGCTACTGAAGCTGGCTCTAAGTACGAAGGTTAATATTATGAGTAACGTGATTGTTCCGTCCTCTCCAGAGGATCGTAAAAAGATTCTGGATGCACTTGTCGAAATTTCAAACTCACTCACTCGCATTGAAGCAGAACGTGATTTGATTAAAGACATTCTAACTACTGTAGAAGATAAATTTGAGTTACCTAAAAAGTACACTCGCAAACTCGCAAAGATTTATCACAAACAAAACTTCACCGAGATTCAACAAGAGCAAGACGATGTTGAATCTTTATATGAGAGTGTGGCTAAGTAACACTCAACTTGCATTCTAACATGTTTTGTGTTAGAATATATTATTATGTTATGATGAGGTGAACACATGCTACAAGATTTTTTGTGGGTCGAGAAGTATCGACCAAAAACTGTCGAAGACACAATTCTTCCGACAGATTTGAAAACAACGTTTCAACAATTTGTTGACCAGAAAAACGTTCCCAATCTAATTCTTACAGGCGGCCCTGGTGTTGGTAAAACTACTATCGCCAAGGCTATGCTTGAAGAACTTGGATGTACTTACATTGTAATTAACGGATCGATGAATGGCAACATCGATACACTACGCAATGAAATTAAAAACTTTGCCTCAACTGTATCATTTTCAGGCGGTCGAAAATATGTCATACTTGACGAGGCTGATTACCTTAATCCTCAATCTACTCAACCCGCATTACGGAACTTCATGGAAGAGTTTTCTGCTAATTGTGGTTTTATCCTTACTTGCAACTTTCTTAATCGTATCATCGCCCCTCTCCACAGTAGATGCTCCGTTGTACATTTTAAAATAAATTCGTCAGACAAGCCAAAACTTGCTGGTCGTTTTATGAAACGTATGACTGGCATTCTTGAAAAAGAAAACGTAGAGTTTGAAGAGAAGGTTGTTGCTGAGTTGATTATGAAACACTTTCCTGATTGGCGCAGGGTGTTGAATGAACTTCAACGCTACTCTGCTACAGGTAAGATTGATACTGGAATTCTTGCAAATATCTCAAGTGACAATTTCAAGTCATTAGTCGAAAGATTGAAAGCAAAAGACTTCACGGGTATGCGTAAGTGGGTTGCAGAAAACCTAGATAACGAGCCATCTGTTTTGTTCAGACGAATTTTCGAGAACAGCAATGAATGCTTGAAGCCTGATTCTGTTCCACGTATGGTTCTATTGCTTGCTGATTATCAATACAAGTCTGCATTTGTTGTCGACCAAGAAATTAATTTTGTCGCTTTCTTGACTGAGGTGATGGTTGATTGTGAGTTTAAATGATGAAAACTGTTTTAACAAGAGAACAGAAAATTGAAATTCTAGGTAAGATTGGCGAGAAATATGTAGGTAACTATCTTGCTAAAAACCGAAAAGTTGAATTTTCATTAGACAACTTTGATTCTGAAAAAGATTTGATAGCTGATGGTAAGACTGTTGAAGTCAAAGTCGGCACACCATTTATCACTGAAGGTGCAATTGCATTCAAGAAAAGTCAATTGACAAAATGTAGAAGCGTTGATGAATTTTATTTCGTTACTATTCCTGCACCCAAATATGATTATAGATGGAGTGGTTGGCTCTTTCGCATTGAAAACAATTTCAAATGTAAAGTTAGAAACATCACACGATCAAATGGATGGATCGATGAAATGGTATTAGTGCCTATTGAACAAGACGCAGTAATTCCAATTTTTAAAGTTGAAGATTCTGTCATTAATGAAATGATGAAGTACACTACATCAAAGTACTAATATGACACCATTCGAATACTTAAACGCTATCAATCAATCAAAAGAAAATTTGATGATTGGCACCGACAATGATGAACTAGCCGAAAAAACGTACAATGCGTACATCGTTAATAAAGGACTTTCTTACTTTTCTGACACCATTCTCTATTCAAATGAGATGAACCTTCGCCATCTGCTTGACAACAAGCCTCAATTTTTGTATTTACTAAATACCATTAGACCACGAAAACGTTTTAGCAAGTGGTTCAAAAATGAAGTTGTTGAAGACATTAATGTGATTTCTGAATATTTTGGCTACAGTTATGCCAAAGCTAAACAGGTACAAAATCTCATAACTTCCGAACAACTTGATATGATGAAACAAAAAATACAAAAAGGTGGCGTGAAGTCCAAGGAGAAAAAGAATGGCGGTGAACATTGAAGACTTGCTTGAAGTCAAATTAAAACAAGAAGACGATTTTTTAAAAGTAAAAGAAACTTTGACAAGAATTGGAGTAGCATCTAGAAAAGATAAAACTCTATATCAATCGTGTCACATTTTACATAAAAAAGGTAAATATTATATCGTACACTTTAAAGAGTTATTTGCATTAGATGGCAAACCAACAGACTTTGAAGAGAATGATTTAGCAAGACGTAATACCATTGCAAAGCTATTAGCTGAGTGGGGTCTGATTGAAGTTGTACCTGCCGCATCGAATGTTGAACAACCGATTGCGCCATTATCTCAAATCAAAATCATATCGTACAAAGAAAAGAATGAATGGTTACTTACCGCTAAATATAATATTGGAAATAAAAGAAGAGAAGACATTGCTTGACAAACAGCATTTGGTATGATATAATAACATCTCAAAACAAGATTGGAAACTCTATGAAATCTATCAGAACATTGACAGCAGTTGCATTGACTGCTCTCTCCCTAGTTGCCGTTGCGGCAGACAAACCAGCAGAAAAGAAACCTGCTGACAAACCTGCAACAACAGCACCAGCACCTGCACCAGCGGCAGACTCTAAAGAGAAACCACGTCCTAAAGTGATTACTCCAAAAGAGAAAGCCGAACGTGCAGAGGCTAAAAAAGCAGAAGCTAAAAAAGCTGAAGCTAAACCAGAAGCTAAGAAATAATTCTTAGTAATTTTTATCATTAATTGATGAGGTATTTAAAATGGCATTTGTAAATTCTAGCAAAACACAGACAGAACTCTTGGTAACGTACTTGCGTGGTACTGGTCGTGGAATCTCTGCACCACAAGCAAAGTCTTTGTTTGGCATCAAAAACCTTCGGGCACGTATCAGCGACTTGCGTCAGTCTGGATTCAAGATTCGTAAAGACATGAACAAAGAAGGTAACACAACATATTTTGTTTCACGCAGAATGGTTGGACAGGCTTAATCTGTTATAAATAAACGTATCTCAGGGATGGGAACGTAAATGGCTCTTCTACCTTAGGAGCGTCTAAAGCTGGTACAACGATATGGTACCCCTGTAGCCAGTAAGCAGGATTAATGATACGCCTTCGGGGTATCAAATTTTATTTTTAACTCGCTTAATAGGAGAAACTATGTTACATAACATCAATAGTGCTATCGATACTTTTCAAGGCACAAAAACGCAATTCGTCAAAACATTCGTCAAGAATGAAGAACTTGCAAAACCCCTTAACACATTCATTGAAGCGCAAACACTTTACGCAAAAGCCGTTGCAGTAGAAGTCAATAAGTTTTTTACAACTCTTGGCATGTCTGCATATACTTTTGACGCTAAAAAAGCGTTTTCAAAGAATAAGTAAGAGGAGATATAATATGGGACACACACCAATTCCCGCTATCTTTGGCGGTGCAGGACTCAAAGACTTTGATAAATTCTTTGTTGGCTTCGATGAGCAATTCAATCGACTAGCAAAAATACATGATGATGTGACTAAGAATATTCCTAACTACCCACCTTACAACATTCGCAAGACTGGTGACAATACCTACGTCATTGAAATTGCGGTTGCTGGTTTTGGTAAGCAAGAAATTGATATTACATTTGAAGACAACAAACTAATTGTTGCTGGTAATACAAAAGATGATGGAGACAATTTCTTGTTCAGAGGTATTGCTAATCGTGCATTCACTCGCACGTTTGCACTTGATGACCAAATCGAAATTCAAGATGCCGCTTTGATTAATGGTATGTTGAAGATTGCTTTGGAGCGAATCATTCCAGAACATAAGAAGCCTAAGAAGATTGAAGTTAAGGATGCTGAATCTAAAACTAAAAAATCATCTAAGCAATTCTTAACTGAGGATGACACGTTATGAAATCAGTGAAACAATTCTTTATGGCATTACTTGAATCTATTCAAGAAATAAAAAAACATAAAGCAGAGCGTTTTAAATAACACCAATGGGGACGCAATGTCCCCATTTTAATTATGAAGGTATAAAATGGCAAACTTAAGAATTTTAAAACTATTGTCTGGTGAAGAAATTGTCGGTGACATTGTAGAAGAAACTCCTGACACATATCGGGTTGAGAATCCTTGTGTTCTCGGTATCGCTATGAATGCTCAAGGTAAAGCATCGCTACAGATGCAACCACTCTTAATTTTCTCCGAACAAAAAGTCGTGCAATTGAAAGTTACCCATGTATTATATGACGTAACAGTTGCACAAGAGATAAAAAACAAGTATAATGAGATTTATGGTTCGGGCATCGTTGTTCCGACACAATCTAAAATTATAACTTAATGAAATTCTACACACACTTTTCTAAACTCGGTAACAATATTCTTGTTCGTGGCTACAGCAACGGCAAAAGATTCAACGATAAAGTTGAATACAATCCCGTATTGTATGTGCCTGCAAACAATCAACAATCAGAGTACCGAACACTCGATGGACAATTCGTTGCGCCTGTATCGCAAGGCACAATGCGTGATGCTACCGAGTTTATGAAACGGTATGAAGATGTTGACAACTTCAAAATCTATGGCTCAACAAACTTCCCGTATGTGTACATTAACGAAACGTATCCAGGCAAACTAGATTACGATCCATCACAAATTAAAGTTGCGAACATCGACATTGAGGTTGGATCTGAGAATGGCTTTCCAGAACCAGAGTCCGCAAGTGAACCGATTACTGCAATCTCATTTAAAATCTCTGGACACTTCTATGTGTTTGGCTGTGGTGACTTTGTTACTGAACGTGATGATGTGACATATACGAAGTGTCGTGATGAAAATAATCTCATCATGCGTTTTCTCGAAATGTGGGAACAAACATCTCCAGACATTGTGACTGGTTGGAATATTAAGTTTTTTGATATTCCATATCTACACAATCGAATCAAACGACTTCTTGGCGAAGAAACAGTAAGGCGCCTGTCTCCTTGGAAAATGATTAGCGAAAGAATGTTGGGTAAAAATCCTGGAGGAACGACTGTTCTAAGTTTCAAAAAAGAAACGATTTATGAATTGTCTGGTATTGCCACACTTGACTATCTTGAGTTATATAAGAAGTTTACTTACTCACAGCAAGAAAGTTTTAGTCTTAATCACATCGCATATCTTGAACTTGGTGAAAAGAAACTAGACTACTCAGAAGTTGAAAGTCTACATCAATTGTACAAAACAAACTTTCAAAAGTTTATTGAATACAACATCCATGACGTTGAACTTGTGGATCGTATTGATGCAAAGATGCAATTGATTGACATGGCGCTGGCGCTGGCATACGATGCTAAAGTTAATTACAACGATGTGTTCACGCAGGTGCGTATGTGGGATACTCTGATTCATAATGATTTGATTGAGCAGAATATTATTGTACCGCAGAATGTTCACACATCAAAAGATTCACAATTTGCTGGTGCTTATGTGAAAGATCCACTTATTGGTATGCATGAATGGGTTGTGTCATTTGACTTGAACTCATTGTATCCGCATTTGATTATGCAATACAATATTTCACCAGAAACAATTGTTGAAGGTCGCCACACAAGTGTCTCTATTGATAATTTACTAGATGGTGAGTATCAATCACAAGGTGAATATTGCATGGCAGCCAATGGACATTACTTCAAGCGTGACAAGCAAGGCTTCTTACCTGCTATGATGCAACGCATGTATGATGATCGTTCATTGTACAAAAAGAAAATGATTGAAGCACAGAAGGCTTACGAAAAAGAAACAAACAAAGAACATAAACGTGAAATATCAAATCAGATTTCAAAGTACAAGAACTTGCAGTTGGCAAAGAAAGTACAATTGAACTCTGCGT